GTTTGTACCTGCACCGCTTGCATTAGGCTGCGGGTAAAGTCTAAACACTTGCGTTCTTTCATCAAAGTCAAACGATTGCTGTGTAGCTAATAACTTTTCACGGTTCTTTAACCAATCCTTTAACACGTACCAGCTTATTAAGTCAAAGCCGTAATTACCCATCGCATAACTGAAATATGTTTGCTGTGCTAAAGTTTGTTCAATAGTAAACAATGTATTGATACCTGTTGTTGTACCTTCCTCAAAGTCTACTACAGCTATTACTTTTCTATAGTCCATTATATCATAATCAAAACTATTAAGTGTAGCTGCATTTAAATTCTGAGTGACAGCGCCTAATTGAGTACTTGGTTTTTGATAACTTTGTGTAAAGTTAGAAGAAAGTGATGGTATATACATTGTAATATAGTTGTATACACTTTGCGTTAGTACTTCATTAGCTGATGCACCGTTTATAAATGATGCTGATACTGAAGACAGTGACGTAAACGCTGACCCAGGTATAGGAGTGTTGCAGATGTAAACTGGAGTTGGTGATGTATCGTATCTAGAATACTGAGGGTTAATGTTTTTATTATTAATCTGATCAGCAAAAGAGTCTGTAGACTTAGCGGTAAATAAAGAATCTAATCTAATACCATAATTTGTGGTATATAAATTGCTATCAAATATAAGAAACTCTCTTGTATAACCAGCAAACTTTGCAAACATTTCACAAGCTATACTAATGTTTTCATTTAACTGATCGCTATGCAATTCTACGTTTATATAAGGGTAACCAAGTGACCTTAATATTCTATCAGATAACCTTTGGAACGATGTAATCTTTGAAGAAAGGTTAGTGCTTTGAAAAGCTGATATAGGTGTTATGTCACAACGTAGCATTTATATATTTATTAAGCTGTAGGTGCTGCAGCTGCTTCACCGCCTCCAGCTGCTGGTGGTGTTTCTGCTCCTCCTGGAGCCGGTGTAGCGGTAGCTGCTGCCCCGCCAAATGATGGAGGAGTTGCTGGTGTAGCACCGCCGCCTGGTGCTGCTGGAGCCTCGCCACCTGCTGGTGCTGCGCCTGGTACCAAACTCTCTCTCCAAGAAGGACCACCATTAAGAATTTGATTCAACTCCCATTCAAGTTCTTTATCTTTACGTAAGAACTCTCTGTTAGCTTTAATATCAATATCACTCCAACCTAAGTACTTCTTTTGAGCAAATGTTGATGATACTGTTTGATTTGAAGCCAAGTTGTTAAAGTTTGTTACCTTTAGTTCTAACTTTTGATTTTCTCTTAATTCGTAGAAGTTAGTTGGTACATTAAATTCAAGATTAATATTTGTTTCTTTAATATTATATTTTTCAGCTAATCCTTTTAACTTCAAATGCGTTAAGAAACCGTTCTTCAAACCAGTAGCAAAATTTTGTTGCAATCTAATAATGAAACGAGCAAACTTTAATTCTTCTCTTAATATTTCATTACCGTCTTTAAAGGTGCTTTCAGTGTTTAATCTATTAGTTGGTACCTTCAATGCTTTGTAAAGTTTATTAACAAAGTACATTAAGTCAGTTAATTCACCTAAATTTTGTCCCCCTGCTAACTGAGTAACTGATGTACCTTCACTACCAGCTCTCTTAGCAAACCAGAAACTATCTAACATTGACTGTGGGTTAAACTTTTGAACTGGACCTTGTTGCTGTGCATCGTATGTCTTCTTGCTCCAATACTCTTGTATTAGTTTACGTAAGTATTGTTCAGCTTTTGGAGGCGCCATGTTACCAACATCAACATTAAACACTAAACGTTCTGGAGCTCTTACTAACCGATAAATTACAATACTATCTTCAATAAGAGATAATTGCCTGTAAGCTCTTCTAGCGTTTTCAATGAACGGTAATCTGAAAGTTTTGTCTTGGTTCCAAATATTAGAGTTGATATAAGTAATCTGATTTTTATCCATCGGGATAAATTCATACTTTTCAATCTTATTTGGCTTGTTTGGATCAAAAATTGGTTTACGTAAAATGTAACCCTTAATGATCATGTTTTGAATGTTATCAAAAATTGGGTCAATTAACTCTGTTGGTAGTTGCACTACGCCTAAAATGCCTTCTTCTGGATATGATTTATGAACTACGTGTTCAAAGTATACTTCACCTTCAATTAAAAGCTGTCTAAAGTACTCCCAACCTTTTCTTTCCAATTCAAAATTGTTTACATACTTGTGAAACTCTTCTATAATTTTATTCTTATCAATATCTTTTAACTCTATATTCTTAAAAATAAGTTTTACTATTTCACCACTATCATTTTTGTTAATACATTCATCACAAATTTCATCTAAGCAATCTGCTACCTCAGAAAAGGCAGCCATTACTCTATAGTCCATTATTCTAGGGCCTTTATCAGCTTGAATATTAGCGTAAACTAAATCACTATATACACCACCCTTTGCAATAGACCCAGAAGGCGTATTGTTATATTCATTATCATAGAATATGGATTGTCTAGCTAAAGCTTCAGCTCTTCTTGATCCAGTATCTCTAAATGTTTCATACTTAGGGTTTAACTGAGATAATACGGAATTAAGATCTAGTGCTTGATATGGTAGTTTGTTAGCTAGATTCTTAAAGAAACCGCTTTGATTGAAGCTTTTATTATCCTGAGCCATTTCAATTATTTAATAAAATATTCAAACAATACCACGTTTAATTACCATGATCTGGTAGTTGTGCCCATTACTTGATATATTACGGCTATCAACTAAAGCTGCTAATATTGCATCAGATACCCCATATTTAATACTTTGTAAGATAACACCGCCTGATATAATTGCGCCTCCAGAAATTATCATAATGTTCCAAAATAGAAAAGTGTATCGGTTGGTGTTGCAGAGCTATATAACGTATATGTCTGAGCTGTAGTGTCGTAGCCAACAAAGTTATAAGGTACAAAAGTAAATTTACTATTCGGGTATCTATAATTGTATTGAACGTGAGGGAAGTCAAAAGTTATAATACTATCATTTACTACCTTATAGTTGTATATTGGTTGCCCAACTATAGATTCTGGCTGTCTATTAAACCCGCCTATTGTTGTTACAGTGGAGTTGTATGTATAACTAAATGAATTGTTTGTTGATAATAACAAACCGTCTACATAAGAGAACCCAGTACCTAGTATAGTTACATTACCGGTTACACCTGGCGTTAATGAATAGTCTTTATCTAATAATAAACCGTTAAAGAATACATTCGTTACATTAGGTGAAGCAGATAACTCAAATGAGTCTTTATCACTATACAATCCAGTTGATGGCGGGTATGTATATGTGTTGCCTGACAACTCATAATAGTTAGATATTATGTTTTCAGCGTAGAAGTTTGTATCAATATAATAAATGTTTGATATAGGGCCTTGATCTGAATTATCTTTAAACAACCAACCCTTAATTGTGAATGTGGTGTCAGCAGTGATTCTTGCTTTAGTACTACCATTGAGGTCAGTTGGGTATTCCATACTAACACTTCCATCCCACAATACTTCACTTCTTATCTCTTGTAAATTTGGTAATTGAAACTCCTTAGGCACTGGCCAGCTTATTATAACATAAGGGTTGCTATATGGAATAAAATTACTTAAAATCTGATCCATGTCATTTTGATACCTTGCAATAATTGACATGTTAATGGTGATGTTGATAGGTACTGGAGGTTTTACAAACGCAGTACTTGAACCACTGTTGTAATAAAACCCATCTATCTTGTTAAATACTCTGTTATTGTCTCTAGCTATACCGCCTATTGTAACAGCAACTGCTGGTAATGTTAAATTCTTTTCAGGGTTAATAATGTCATACAATACCGCCTGTTTAGGTGAGTAAACATATCTTACTGCTATCTTATCCTGAGCTTGTCTTTGTGCATTATATCTTTTAATAACGATATCATCAAACGCAGTAACAAACTGCGCAAGCATATCCTTTATTTCAAAATAAAATGGTTGTTGTTTCACGCGTTACAAATACTTGGTTAATAGGTTTAACAACTCTACCTTACTCTTAATTTGGTTAAACTTACCACTGGCTTTAAGTTGTCTTATTTGATTAAAAACTTTATCATACATCATGTGTAAGTCTGCTCTAGACATTTTACCAAATCCTTCAACATACCTCTCTTCTTCATTCATTTCAACTGCTGCACCGGTACCAGGGCTGTTTATGGTAGCAGGCACTTTAGTTTCAGAACCAGCAGGTAATTGAGCTGTT